ACCGCCGTCGAGGGCGCTGGCGTTCAGAACGTTGATCGCCACGCCGCCCTTGTTCAAAAAGACAATCGCATCGTTTTCGTTCAACGTTGGATGAACGTTGCTCGTCAAGAAGTTTGACGGCGATCCCTGTACCCAGTAGATAAATCTCTGGTTCGTGTCGCCGTCCGCGATGGCGTAGTTAAACCCGTCATATGAGACGTTGACATTCGACCACGAAATGCGCCCAAGGGAGGGGCTGTTATTTTGAACAAGATAAGACACCGAGCGGACCCCAATCTAAAATAGAAAATGCTTTCTGATGGACAGGTTTCTAGCTTGAACAGCACCGAGGGCGAGTTTAGTAAAGTCTACCGCCCCTTCGCCCAGCTTATTCGTTGTTATGCTGCCATCCAGTATCTTTGCCGTGCTGATCCACTGTGTTCCGTCCCACCCGTAAAGACCTCGTTCCTCGGTGTCGGGCACGTCAAGGAATACAGCTAATTCACCAGCCACGTCAGAAAGATCGAGCGGTAATTCTGTGACGACAAGTATACCACCCGTCGCTGTGGGGATCGCCATTACGGAACTAGAAACGTTTAGCCCGGTTGTGCCAAACGCATCATAAAAAGCCACACGAAAATACATCGGGATTCCAGCTTGCAGTCCCGTTTTCATATAGGCGTTGTCGGTGCCGGTGTAAATGATGTTGCCCGATGTCTGGGGCACCGTGGGGTCCGACGACATCCACACAACCATTCCTGCAAGGTCGTCATCGAGTGGGCGAATGGCCATGACGCTGACCTGGCCCGGACCCGGCTCAAGTTGCACGCCCTGCGGCATTCCCGGTGGCGGATTCTCTGCCAACACGGATGCCCAGTTCGCACTCTCCCCGCGCCACGTCACGGCTTTGACTTGCACCGTGAACGATCTTCTAGGCCCGCCGTCCTGTAGGTTCTTTGAGAAGCTATAGGTGTAGGCGTTGTCCTGAATTGTTTCTTCTCGGAGCGTGGTTAGACCCACGGACACCCTGACCTTATAACTCGTGGCTCCGGGGTATCTAGTCCACGTGATGGTGCAATCCTTTGAGTTGAAGGCGGGGTTAACAACAAGGTTCTGGACATCGCCTTCAACATGGGATTCGTCAACCACATAAGTTATTGAGGTCTGTGGCCCGGATAGCCCTATAGCATTCTCTGGGGTTATGCTTATTTCAAAGGTTCCAGCCGCCACATTGTCAATATCAATCGACGGTTCATTCACGTAAACCGTTGTGTAGTTGTCATTGCCGCGCCGCCACGCCACTGCAAAGCGCACGGCATCATCCGAAGTCCAACTGACCAAGATGCGGGTCGTGTATTGAAGATCGTTGAGACGCTTGATGTCGGTGAGTGCGTTCAGGTTTGTTACCGCTTTCGGCACAAGTCTGAGGTTCGTGGTGTTGCGTGGCTCTAGCTTCAGGTTCTGCTCAATCGCAGCATATTTACCCGGCACGTGCTCAAGGGCTGTGATCTCCACGATACCTGGCTCAACCTCGACTGTGGCCATGACGCGCCAAAGCTCGGGCTCTAGTGCAGCGGCAGCGAGAATCCACACCGCGTTGGCCATAGGAGTTTGCGCGAACGCGGTCCCGACAGTCAGCGTGGACAGCGTCGTGTCTTCGGGACCCCCGGACGACACGGCCACGTCATCTATCGCGCCCGAGGGCAACAGCACGGCCAAGGTGTAGTTCACGCCCGCCTTCAGCGTGACAGGGGCATCAAGCGTTACGGTGGTTGAGGTCGCGGCCACGATGCGGCCCCCGACCCGGTCCCCGGCACGAGATGGGTCCGTGGTCTTGATGATCTCCCCAGGCATGACACCGCAGCCCTCGATGCCCGTCTTGAAGGTTATGGTGTCCGTCTCTTCCCGCTCAGTCAACAAGGTCCATCGACCCAGGCGGTTGGCCTGACCCCGGCTCGTGCACCCCATTGCCGTGATCTCGATCTCGCGCACGCCAAGGCGCAATATGCCTTCGCGGTCCTCGACGTACTCCACGGTCTGCTGGTACATGTTCTCGGGGTCGTTCCACGAGACCATTGCCACGGTATGTCGGGCCTGACGTGCTGTGCCCGAGTAGTTGAACAGACCGTCAATCACGTTCGAGGGGTTGAACAGCTTGACTGCGTCCCCCGGCCTATCCTGCGAACAGTAGATCGTGTTGGTGTGCCAGTACACGATGCCCCGGAAGATTGAGGCCATGTTCATCAACACCTTGATGGCTTCTTCTCGGGTCTGGAGCAACAGGTTGCACGTGAAGCGTGGTTCCGTCCCACCAAAGCCATTGGGCACGAGCGTGTCGCAGTATTGGGCAATGCTGTAGAGCGCCCACTTATCAATACTGTCCGCGCCGAGGTAGTCACCCAAGCCGTAGCGCGTGGAGGTAGCCAAGTCATACCAGCACCACGCCGGGTTGTCCGTCCACGCGAGCTTGAACGTGCCGTTCCACAACCCTGAGTAAACTCGGGTCAGCGGGTTGTAGTTCGTCGGCACTTTGACTTTAAGGAGTTTGAGGCGGTAGCCCCGTGCCGGGACCTTGCTGAAGATTTCGGAGTCAACGCGCAGCCCAATCATGGCTGTGTTGGGGTAGCTCAACTTCTGGCGCACGATCTTGGTGAAGGTTGACCAGATGGTCTGGTCCGCCACCGCTGAAGATGTTGCGTCGGGTGTGATGCGTCGAACCCGAATATCCCAAGGTCCGGTGCCGGGGAGGTCGAACTCGTAACTGACTTGGTACTCCGAGTTGGTCTTGCCGCTGATCGTGCGTTGCATCACCTCGACATAGCCGCCGCCGTTGGCCTGAACGTCGATGGCGATGGTGACCGAGGTCCCGTTGATGTCCCCGTTCGTAACGTTCTGCAGGGTCAGGCGCGGGACCAGAATCGTGACCCGGCACGCGTCGATGTAGTTTTCCGGGATGTTACGGGTGACGGGGCCTCCACCCGTGTTGCCGTGCTTGACCTCTTGCCCGACCTGAATCTCGGACGTGACATTGGCCCCCACGGGCAGCACGTCCTGCGACTGCGTGCCCGAAACGAAGTGCCAGTCGAGCCCGTCCAGTGAAAAGTTGGGCGTGCCGCTCGCGTTGCGCATCGGCACACCGTCGAAGAAGATGTTTCGCTCGGCCATCTCCTTGGATACGTTCAGTCCGACGATGCCCTCGATCTCACCCTCGCAGAGCATGTCCACGACCCCGGCCATCTGGCGGGAGCGCAGTGTGTTCGCTGCTTC